CGCTCGATCAGAGTGCGCACGCCTGTTTCAGGATCAAGGAGGTAACTCCCGCCGTGACCACTGTGTTCATCCAACATGGTAAGTGGAGGACATGGTTAGGTTCAGCGTATCGCTGACTGTCTATTGAGTCAGATCAGCAACTTGCGAGCGATAACGAATTTCGTATTCACAAAAAATCACCCCGGCAGGTTGGTCGGCCTCAAGCAACTGAAAACTTGTCTGTGCAGGCTGAATATCTATCGCCAGTCCGCCCAAAGTGAGATCTGCCATCAACTTTGAGTGCATGTCTTCAATAGTGTCATCAGCGGCTTGATCTGGAACGTCTGAACGCTCAATCACCACCACTCGAATACGCAACGTCCAGTCCAGCGTTGGCATGCTGGTGTTTTGCTCAGGAGTGTCACTGACAGGCTCGATGATCAGCGCAGGTGACTCACCGCGGCTCAATGGATCGACTCGACTCCGATAAATACGAGTGCCTACTCCAGCAGTCCCTGTAAGGGCCGTCTTAACGGCGGCAAGGATGCTTTCGCGTTTAGTTGTCATGCCTTAGTCCTTCATCAACATCACACGCATTATCTTGCCGTCGTCCAACAGCATCGGCTCACGCACCGTATAAGCAACACCATCAACAGTCATCGCGCTCCCGTTTGTGACTGCAGAGAAATCAGAAGTCTTGACCACTACTGCGTAGTCAGTCGTCAGCACGACTCCGTCAGCAATAATCTCATTCGGCGACTCGAAGTATCCAACTCCGGTTGTCGCACCAAAAACCACTGGCACCGTGAAACCCGGCGTATCGAAGAAAGCGTCGAGATCTTCTT